GCTCAGTCAAAGCCTGACCAGGCTGTGTCGTTGCATGTCATCGTAGAACTGTACGCTATGGAAGCAGATACATTAAACAGGAACAGCGGCAACATCAGGCAGGATTTCAATGAATCCGTAGGCTAGTTCTTCTACACACTGTTTAGTTATGCCAATCTTTTCTATCACATAGAGATACATTCCAAAGTTCAAGTTCGATTTCAGGTCGAATCCCACCAACTCTCCCACCACGCTTCCCTCATATTGCTCTAATGCAGCTGCAGACAGTTTCTCCTTGATAGAGAGTCTGTAGTTGTATTTAGATCTGCCTTCGACTATCGCAAGGCCTTCTTTATCGAAGGTCTTCATGTCTAATCTGTACTTGTCGTTCTTGATGAGGTATAATTTTTGACCCATAAAGTGAGAGGGCGACCTTTCGGCCGCCCTCTATCTCCTTGATTATTTCCTTAGCGCTGTCCCGCAGTTCGCACAGAATTCATAATTCGAATGCCATTTTCTACCGCATGTAGAGCATTCAAATTTTTCTCTAACAACCACCGGTTTATAAAGGCGTACGTGGCCTCTTGTCCCTTTCAGTATGATAATCATCGAATGTACATTCGTTTCCAGTGCACTTGCATACGCTGTCCCGAATTGCTGGAATGATTTTGAACCTTCAACTGTGATGCCAGGAGCTGGTTCATCGCTTTTATAGAATTGTTGTTCGGGTTGTCTATCGGCGACTTTTCCAATCGACGAGTTGAAGCATGAAGACGTAGTGCCTCCGCCTCCGCTTATTGAGCTGCCGATGTTCTGAGAGGTGTACGTGATGTTATTCAACGGACTGCTTGTGTTACTCCACATGGGTCCATACCAGAAACTTGGCGGATTGCAGAATGGGCATCTGCAACCCCAGCCGTGATGATAAGCATTGTAGTGATTGTGGTGATGGTTAACGGTCACATCTATCATCTCTGGGGCAGGTCTTTCGAACTGCCATGTGACGCGGATGATTCCATCATCGACTTTGTCGCCTCTAAAATCGCTAATTTCTTCGGTCTTTTCGATGAACTTGAATCGGCGACCCTCTGTGAGACTTTCAACAAATCTTTCGATGTCAGCGGTTTGGCCCGCTCTCATGTAGAAGCCGTTTTCACTGACTTTTCTACCATCGATTTCGATGTGGACTACTGCGTTTCTACCACCGAGATTTTTGAGTAAAAGCGAGTACTCAGAACCAAACGGAACGAAAACCGTTGATTCATTGTTCTCAACTTTTTCTCGGAGGATTTTACGGCCGACTTTGACTGAACAGACGAGTTTATTACTATACATCATAGCACTACCTTTCCCGATGTCCGACTAGCACCGTAGAGTTTAAAGTCAGATGGAGTGATGCAGTTATTTATAAGTAAATTACTAAGAATTTTGTAATTTTCAATAGTGATGTCTAATATAAAGTATTTTGTCGATTTTAGAGTAGCTATATGACATGGCTCTGATAAAATCAACTTTTTCGTCGGCATACATAGAATCTTGTGTTTGACGGAATATAGATTCTCGGGGTCGGGCAGTTCCATATCGCTCAGGATATTCAATCCAGATCTCGGCATCATCCGGGATTTTGTTTATTCGTATAAAGGTTATGAGCTCGAGTAATCGTACGTCGCCCATATATTTCATATACTTCGTCGATTCAGCCCAGTTGGTCGAACTTTCCCACTCTAGTCGTTTCTTATCCATACGCTATCTCCCTGCAGTTTTTCTCCTCCTGCATCAATTCGGCCCCAATATTTACCGTCGTAATATTTTTCTTCGAATCCGTACCAACGCATGACGTATTGAACATCTGCATAGTGTTTCTGCTCTTCCCACAGCGTTAGTGGCGGAATCTCTACTTCTAAATGAAGTGCTTTCATCAATCTAACGTTATCGCCAAAACTTTGAAGTACTTCGAATGTAAATCCTTCTACATCGATTTTGACGATGTCTATTTCGTGTCGATTTATTAATTCAAGAAGCGTTGTCCCAGTAACAGCAAGAACTTTTATCCACTGCTCCGGGAAGATTTGATTAGGTGCGCTAATGTCTCTGTTTCGCCTGAGAAGCGAGCTCGTTCCAACAACTGATTGAGGATATGTGAGAGGAATAGCATTGAAATCTAATACGCCTGGCTTGTTTGATATGGCGAAGTTGTAGACATTAGCAAGCGGATATTTATTGATAATATTTCTGTATGAATCAGGATGCGGTTCGACGATATAAACATTTCCACAATCTGCAGAGCTTAGAACTCTAAGTGCTTCAGCATCGTCTCCGTCTCTTGAACCGATTTCTAATATCGTAACAGGGTTAGATTTGAATTTTTCAACATACGTATAGTAGAATTGTTTCATTTATACCTCGAAAAAATCTTTATGTTTATCTTTTATTTTTGAAAACATGCTTAGCCCTTTGCTAGACATGTTGTTATTTCCAGCCGCTCGTACTGTTACCGTAACTGTTTCTTGATCGTGTTGAGTAAACTTATAGCCGAGTTTGTAAGCTCTAATCCAATAATCGTAGTCTTCTAATCCGTCTAGATTTGAATCGAAGAAGCCTATTCCATTTCTATGGATAACGGTCGGCGTATAGATAAAGTTTCCTTTTTTTAGATTTTTATGATTAAATTCGTCGTATAATTTGAAATTTGCCCACATTTGATTTCCGTTAGGATCAACGAGCTTTGGATTACAATATACGAGGTCGGCGTTATCTAAATATCGAGAACTTACATCTAAGTGATTTAATCTCCATGCATCGTCGGAATCGCAATATGCGACTATAGAATCTAATTCAATAAAAGCCATGGCGAGATTTCTAGCACTACTTGGGCCGCCGTTTGATTGACGCAAAATTTCTATTTTAGGGTGTTGTAATATGCTGTATGCGTCTAGGATCACTTTTGTCTCTTGATCTGTAGTCCCATCGTCGACGATCCAAAGCTTCCAATCGGTGAACGATTGTCTAGTTACGGATCGTATCGCTATTTTTAATGCTTTGCCCGTGTTGTATACGGGCATGATGATTTCTATCATTGCGCTATCCTTTAAAAATGAAGTCTCGAAATGCGGTCATGTCAAACAGTCGTCCAGGGCATGTCTTAAACTGTCCTTTTTTCCAATCGAACCCAGCCATAAGCCCAACTTCTCGATGGCCGAGGACGTTTTTTGTCGGAATGCTGTAATTAATCATATATGCATAGCATATTTTTTTAAGTATTTCTAAATATTCAATGGATGGTGGAATTATGTCATAATTCCCAACAACACAGATTCCGATCGACTTGCTATTCATTCCGAGCTCTTTTGTGTGAGCTCCTGATGTTGTATCTGCTCTTCCTGCAAGAACTTGAATTATCCCGCCGATATCTTCTATTCCTTTGTGATAACCGATGTCGTTCATTCCCATCGTTTCAATATGATATTTTCTGATAGCATCCCAGCTTTTTGTTCCGCTGTCTTTCGTCGTTGAATGATGAATGATGATGTACTGTGGTTTATTCATAATTATTCTCCAAATATTTCGTCGCCGACTGATTTAGGTTTACATGTCCCGCCAAAGCTGACTTCTGAGAGATCATCAAATTCGACTTCATCACTCTCTTCTATTCGCATGTGTCTATAGTTTATCTTACAAGGTATTTCCATTCTTGCGGCTCCAGATCTATTTTTTCCAACATAAAGACGAAGCTTATTAGCCGCAAATTCTTCTTTCGTTTGTCGCGCCACTAATACGAGGTCGGCAATCATAGCTTTTTCCCAGGACTCAGCAAGATTAGAGATGTCTGATTCAGCCCTTTCATATCCCGCCCTGTTGATTTGAGAAGCCGTCCAAACAGGACAAGAGAACTCCGATGCTAAAGCTTTCAACTGTCTATAAATTAGTCCGAGGTCTGACCGACGTTCAGTATTCTTTACGGATGACTTCATAAGGTCGGCATAATCAACGATGATAACGTCAGGTTTCATGCCGCTGGACATAATTTTTCTTTTAATGTAAAGGGAGAGCATCTCCTTCGTTAAAATTTCAGGCGGAAATTCTTTCAATAAAAGACGGCTCTTAGGATGTTCTTCTGTAAATTTTGTGATATAGCTGTTAATTACTGAGGCGGGGCTGTTGATGATGTCAATAATCGGTTTTCCTGAAATTAAACAATCGTATCTAGTCATGACTTCACTAGACGTCATTTCTAATGTAAAGTGAAACACAGTCTTGTCTTGCGTTAACGCATGCTTTCCAATGTTTACAAGGAATAACGATTTTCCAAATCCAGGAGGGGCTGCAATAAAATACAGCTTGTTGGGATATGCGCCGCCAATTAGAATTTCATTTAGGCGGTCAGAGAAAGTAGTAATAATCTTTGCTTGATTGATGATAGTTCTGTCTCGCTCTCTTTGTTCAATGTCGTCGAGTTCCATCTCACCAAAATCTGCTTCAAAGGTGAGGTCGTTCAGTAGATTGTAAATGTTTCCTTTGATGGCAGCTAGATCCTTTTCGTCCATGATACCTAAACTCATGTTCGAATCGGCGTTCTTGACAGCTCCTACAATCTGTTGAGCGTTCTTTAGGAGGACAAAGCTTTCAATCTTTTCTACAAAGTATTTGATGCAAGAGGTTTCATTAACGTCGTTTACTTCCCTCCTCGCCATACCTCTCTCGATAAGTTTTTCCAGCTTCTTGCCTCTAAACTTTTCGATGATATAAAACTTATCTTTGTTAGCCAGTCTGTCCTTGATGGCCTCAACAAATTGATCCTGCACTTCACTGTCCTGGAGGATCGGTTCATCAAAGAAATGGAAATCCTTAGCTTTTTCAAAAACGAATAAATGATATTCATTAATCGACTCCAATAGAACATTTAGGAGGTTGATTGCCATGTCGTTAGAGATACCGATATACTTAGTAATCAAATGTCACCTCAAGAAAGAAAATAGGCAGGCTCAGATCATCGTTGATCCAATTTAATCTCTTCTATCAGAGAACCTGCTGTTAATTAGATGTTTTTAATCTTTTAGAAACGATATTGTCAAACATGCTGTTTTCGGCATGTTTATGAAGCACGGAAAGCCATCTTTTGTTGTGCAATTGATTGTTAGATTGGGGTCTCCTGGTTTTCCGTTTAAGATAACATTTTTGTCATCTTTCAGATTGTCTACAAACACTTCAC